TTTCTTCTCTCAATTGAAGCTAATTCAATTGCCTCCATCTGCTGAGACAATGCTTTCTTTCCGTCGGCCTCAGCCTTCGCAGCAATTTCTTCAAGCTTGTAATTGGCTTCGATTCTTTCTCTATTTGCTTTGGATTCTACAGTAGACTGATGTTTCTTAGTCTCCTTTACCTTTTTCTCCATGTCCTGAATAGATTTTTCCCAAGCTTTATCAATTGCCTTTCTCTCTTCCTCTGTTTTTGCAGTTCCGATCAATCTGGTATACAATTGATTTATTTCATGATTCCATTTGGCAATTAAATCTTGTTCGTTGTTCCATGATTTAATGGATAAAGTTTTAATCTTTTCATAATATTCCTCAGCACTAATTTCCCCAAGTTTGTATTTATCCTGAAGAAGTTGTGCGGATTCTTCCATTTCAATCCGCTCTTCGGATAACAAGTCTCTATAATCACCTGTAACCGAAGATATTTGTGATCTAATATCTGAGCCTAGTCCTTTCTCAACATCTTTTGGAGTTTTTATTTCAGGAATTTTTTTGGTTGTGGGTTTCTCAATTGGTTGGTTCAAAGCTCGTTCTTGACTGCGAAGGTACGCCAATTGGTAACGCAACTCATTATATTCGTTAGGTCTTTGATAGATGTCCGCCTCTGTAAATTTATTAAGTTCGTCCAATTTTGCCTTGATTGCAGGACCAATTGATTCCTTCGTGTATTTGGTGCTCCAAAGAGCTTTATCCCTTGCATCCATCTTGTCCATCTCAGCATTCAATTGTTTGAATGCAAACGAGATACCTTCAAGACCAACAATCAATAAAGTTACCGGATTGGAAAGAAATCGTAATAAAGTAGCCCCTAACGTAGAGAATGCAGCACTGAGTCCTTTTACAGAAAGACTCATATCGGTAAACAGATCCGCAAATAACTTCCACTGTCCTGAGACAAGAATCAACAGAAATTTAGTAAGATGCCTACCAACCGCCAAAAGAGCTTCCCCCATTTTGGTTAACCAAGGGATAACCTTTGATGAAGCTTCCCCTACAGGAAGGAGCAGTGCGGCAAATTTCGAAGTTTCCCCCGCTGCGGCAATCAACCCCTTTACAAATGTACCTAATGCTCCGATACCTAATGCAAGAATTACATCCAATACAAGATTAAATATTTCTTTATTATGAGCCAATGCCGCGGTTAATTTTAACCAACCATCTATAATCATAGCCAACAACGTGCCAAATGGAGTCAATATATCTATTAACTTACTGAATACCTCCTTCACACCAATCATTACATCATATGCCTTTGATCCTGCAGGTCCCAGATCATTCAATTGCCCTTTAAATTTTCCTGTAGAATCACATGCAACAAGTACCCCTCTTCCCACATCAACAACGGTAGTCATGAACTTCTGAAGACTACCACCAGTTGTGCCTAATGTAGTACCTATTTCACTGATGATGTTTTTGAATATAATCCATTGAGCGGACAAAGGAGCTTTCGCCACTTCAGCAGATATATCAAGACCCTTCCCCTCTGCACCTCGAATTGCATTTAGAATGCGCTGTGTTTCATCCAACTGAGTGGCAAGTCCATATAACACTTTTAATCGATCAGAAGGTACGATTTTACCGAGGAATTCAATCTTTTCAAGGTTCCCCCCTTGTTTTATGTACAGATTCAACAACTTTAGAATGTCATCCCATTGACCCTTCAAATTCTTTGTCCTGTCAATTTGAAAACCTATTTGACTTCCTAATTTATTTAATTCGTCAACACTCTTTGATCTTGTAATACTGACAAACAATCCACCAAGCAAACGGGAAGCATTGGCGGCAGGAATACTGACATTGACGAGTGCTGAGGACATTGCAAACAATTCATCGGATGTAAATCCAGCAACACTGCCAATCTGACCGAGATACTGAATTACTTTGGTGAAGTTCTCAGGTCGAATGACACCGACCGCAGATGCGGCCATAATCTGATCCATCAACCTACGAAACTTCTCTGCTTCGGTAAGACCTTCGCCGAGCTTGTCCTTAAACGCGTTGAATGCCCCTACAATCGCAAGGGCAAATTGATTCATGTCAATCTCTTTGAAAGCTGACTTGAGCTTCACGATGTCAGGTATCATTTTTGGAATTACACTAGTCTCAATACCTGCACCAACGAACGGTTCAACAGCGGCGCCAATATCTTTTGTAGAGAGAGGCATTGTTGTGGACGCTATTCGCACGGCATCCATCATGGCATCAACCTGACCTTTGACCGAATCTCTCGTAGCCCCACCAACAACTAACCATCTCTCAAATGAAGCTCTTGCATCGTCAAGGGTTGCAGCGTAACTGATTAGAGCCTTTCCTGCATCAACTGGTGCCTGTGTCAACATATCCCACACCGCCTTGGCACCATACCAACGCAACTGGGCAGCGAACATCAGCTCCATGTCTTTGGCAATGCTTCCCAGATTCCAATCCATTGTGAGCTTTTTGCTAAATCTACTTGAGGAATCCCCCAGGTTCGTAAATCCCTGTGCAAGTTTATCCAGCGAAGCAGCTTGCTTCTCCATCACCGCAGACAGGTCTTTAACAGCAGCTTCTACCTTCAGGATTCCGCGGGGGGAGCGGGTGGCCATGTTCTCGAAGGCCTGAGTCATCTTTGAAATCTCAGCCGTTACCTTATCAAATCCTTCGCTGTTGGCCTTAATGAACACTTGTGTTTTTGTCGGTGCCATTTATTCCTTCCCCTTCTGAATCACCGATATGGATGTACGGTCACATGTGGAACAATCCGCATTAGGTTTGGCTTTTTTACAAACTTTGCAATATTCATCTTCAAGTGAGCCTTTCCGCTGTTCCTTTGAAGGTACGAGAAACGCCAGGACCGCTTCTCTAAACAGCTCATCTCGAAGTTTGTAATCTAGGAATGGTTTACTATCATCTGGGGTGAACCCCCAGATGATAGTATCTCTCTTCGTAATATCTCCGCCCGAGAGCAAAACGGAGACACGTTCTACAAGTTGCCCGAAGCTTTCTCCACTTCGCTTGTCATCTTCCCGACCAGTTCGCCTATCTTGTTCAAGTACGAGGCTGTCGGGTTGCAGTCGAAAAAATCCTCAATGACCTGTAATGCCACCTCAAATTCCACAGTAAATTCAAATTCGGATGCCAATGCCTCGATGTCCTTATCTTTTACTGAACTGCCCTTTTCTGTCAATACAACAGATAAAACCGATGGCACACGATCACCAAGAATTCCAATGAGTTCCACAGCCGTCATATCACTGCGGAACTCAATTCCCTTCAACTTATCCACAAGCTGGTTGAGTTGCCCCCAAACTAACTTCTTCTGCTCATAAATCTTACCGTTAATCTCATACTCAAACATCTACTGACTCCTTTCTTTCAGTATCCGTTTAGTAATACAATCTCGAACTGAGCAAAACCGCAGTTATGGCACTTGCATTGGACCCATCCCTGTAGTAACTCTCAAACGGTAGCTCCACCACTACACCCTGTGGTCCACCTACCACAGGTGCCTGCGGTTTGTAAATCAGTTCGTCAATTGTAAAAGTCAATTTCTCATTACCGGCAGTTCCTGCACCAGTTCCCTTCGTCAGAGTGATGACAAGCGAGCTTTCCGTTGCATTGATCGCCTTGTTATAGAGAGTGACACTATCAAACAATGCGGTCAGAGTACCTGTCACTTTCGCTGTCCCTGCAGGGATACTGTAACGCTTGCCGGTTCCGTCGATGACATAGCTATTGCCATCAAGGTTATTGTTCAACTCGAAGTCAACCTGCGTGACAGTGGCAATAGTGGATCCACCTTCAGTAATAACGGCTTGGAACCCATCCCAAGGATCATGACCAAGATCAATTGCCGAAGGATCGAAGCTCGAAGTTGCAAGAATTTCATTCGCTCCCATGATACTGACACTTGCCTCAATCATTCCTTCAGGTTTCACACTGACCTTGAAGCTATTCACTTTACAACCGGTATACTGGAAGTATTTCTGAGTGCCACCGATGTCGGTAAACTGCTTCTCAAGCGTAAGACCTGTCGGAAGATTACCAATCTTAAACGTGTGAGTTGCCATCGAACTACCACTTACCGCGGTGTAGCTACCAAACGCATGATGGAGGAATAGACCGTGCTGATGAGCAAGTTCAAATGTAATATCACCAGCAACATCTACATTTCCTCTCACCGGCTGTTGGGGATTACGGTCACTCCGGATCGTGTTGGAAGAGATCAGATTTCGGTTCAGTCGCAGACTCTCACTTACAAAGGGGATCGTAAGAGCTACCCCTGATCCCGTGGCCACTGTCTTGAATTCCCATTCAGACCGACCAATAATTTTTACATTTGACCCCTGCTGTTGACTCATTGTATTATCCTCCTTTACTATTTTGTTGTTACATTACTCCATTAACGTGACGATATATTATTTCATAGGTAATGACCATGACCTGAAGAGACTGTTCTGGATCAATTACTTGCATATCCACTCCTGTTCGATATGATGTAACAGCATAATTGCCAAGTTCCTCATCATTGAACATTGCAGTATGGATTGATCCAAGTAATGCCTCCATATCGGTGTCTCTTGCCCATACCTCCATGATCACTTCCCATTGCCAATTCTCATATCCGATAACAGCTCTGTTATCAAATAACTTTGTCTCAGCTCCGGTGTAAATAAAGATTGCAGGCAGCGGAATTGTATCAAGATCAACGGGGGACGGCTGCAATATTGTGACATAGTTTACCCCTGTTACAGACGACAAATCTTGTTTGATCGTATTTAATATGTTTACCCTTGTTGTCGTCACTTAGCCTGCATCCTTCTTAAATATCCAAAGTCATACCCCCTAAATGCTCTTTCCATCGCCGCCAGTAATGAGGCATTCAACGTCTGATGGACCTCCTCAATGTCCACTCTTGTGGGAACAACTATTGACCTTTGGAGCTTAAACATTGGAGTTATTCTGTTCTTATTCGTTAGGTCCCTCTGATACAGAACATCTCTTTTCAAGGTGCCTCGATTACCTCTGAACAATCCTGGATGACGGAGTAATTCCCCCATCCTATATCCAACAGGCAATCCATACATATTTCTAATATGGGGCAAGGGTATCGTGAATCGTTTTTTCTGTGATGTCATAAAATTTGCTCCTAGAGTGCCAACATGAATAGGAGTATATTTTACACCATCACCAAATACAATCCCTCCTTTAACACTATTATTCGACACTCTCGTAACAACATAATGCGTTTTGCTCCGAATATCATCCTTGCGGGAAGCAATTGATGTAGCACTATGTTTTGAGAGATATTTTCTCTTTATCTTTTCGAGCAGATCAGGTAGTCCATATGTCCTGGCATTGAACGCTTGCTCCATACGATCAGCAACCGTGCCACCACCCTTGATTGTATGATCGACATACGTCTTTTTGGTAATTCCTATTCCAAATACCGCAGTTGCCATTATCGCATCCCTGGAGTCTTTCTGTAATTTCTCAATATGTGTCTAACTTCTGGCAGTAGATCATCGGGGCTGTTTACTGCGAGACTGCCGTCCGGCAAAGAGACCGATGATACCCCTACGTCTTTCCTCCGTCTAAATACGAAGGCAACCTGCTTCATCACAGCATATTGCAAATCGTCAGGTATTGATTCACTATCATATCCACCAGTCCATGTTACTGTTATTTGTAAGGGCGTTGTGTAACTTGGAGTGGTATCAAATTCAATAAATCCCTCGTCATAATACACATAATAATCTTCATCGATTGTCTGTACTGTGTCATCAATGGTGACGGATAGATTTGAGGATTCATCAATTGGATATGCGGGGAGGAAAATTATTTTCCTCCCCGCATTGAATTTCTGAGTGCGGGCTGTCTTTTCAAACAACCTGTTACAGAAGCGTTCCGCACGCTTGCTATATTGGGTTATCAACGAATCTATGAGAGAATCATACGTCGTTGTCGCCGTAGTAATCTCAAGAAACGCTTTAACAGTCGCCCTCGTTACAAGATTCATTTGGTTTTCCTCATTCTCACGGGTTTAACGATGGCACGATGTTGTTGAGGTTTGACAATGGACTCAGTCACAACCTTAGGTTCCTCCTTAGGTTCCTCCTTAGGTTCCTCCTTAGGTTCCTCCTTGGGAGGAGCAGGTTCCTCCTTTACCACATCAAACAAATGTGCCACCTGAACATAATCCCCTTCCTCCATCTCAAGAATCGAGCCAGACCTATAGACGGTATTTCTGTAGAAATACTCATACCCACCTCTTACCTTGACTCGAATCATACTTTTACACCCCTTTCTTTACAATTTCTGTTACACAGGCGTGACAGCCGCTTCCCCAAGAACGACCACAGCACCAAGTGCCACCTTCGGAGAGCTGCCCCCATTGAAATTCGGGGTGGCAACCACACGAATATATCGCCCAAGAGGCTTCAGATCGAGATTGATTTCACCACTCAATCTGCCCTGATTTGCAACTGTCTCCCCTGAGAATGTAATGGACATCCCTGACACATCGGCCCAGTTGCTCGCAATCGCCGCTGCGGATTCACCGCTGGACTGCTGCACCTTGAATACAACACCGAAGGTCGTCGGAGTCCCTGTAGTGTCTCCGACCTGAACGGCGCATATCGCTGAACCAAATCCCAATCGATCAATCTGGTAACCTGTAATTGCAACAGACTCACCAGACGCCACCTGAGTTTTGATTGCAGTTAGCGTTTTAATTTCGGATGCAAGATCCTTCATATCATGACCTCCTTCTTTTATTTGAAAGTGGAGGGGGAGTTACCCCCCTCCACAATGATCTTATGACACGGCCGAGGCATCATTGATCAGACAGAAGGACTGGGGATGACGGACGGCAATATCAACTTCCTGAAGGATCCTGACCCAGGTCATATCTTTCTCGAAGGCGTCACTCGTTTCCTGAGAAGCCATGATCTCCATGCCTCCCCAATTCGCAATGATCAGCTCTTCCCAATTCCCAAAATAAACCTCGGTCAAATCAGTGCCTGCAGCCTTTGTAAGGTTAATGGGAATCTGAGTGGTCATCGCATAAGGGTAGCCAACCCAATTCTTGAAATCAGTTTCCGTCGCAGGCTGGACAATGTAGGAACCATCGGTCTGACCACTGTAGTTGGGCACCTTCTTCTTCAGCAGATTGCGCCTGATGCAGGGATGGAAAATGAAACCAAGCTTTCCTTCAAGGGCATTGTCGAGAGCAAGTTCATATTCCATATCAATCAAGTGATCGAACGTGATTGAACCTCCATTCGTCCCGATCGCCACGGTATTGATATTGGCCTGGGTATTAACACCGGTCGGCTGTCCAGACCCACCCGTCCCACGCAGGGCTTTAAGATCGATGCTCAGAGCAAGACAACGGGCAATGTCTCTATTGACGAGAGCTTCGGCAGAGGGGTTGCTCAGTTTGATGAGAGAGTTGCTCAGTTTGACAAGTGCTCCAACCTTTTTCGGGGTCAGACTGAGCTGTTCGAGAGACAGATCCGATGCCGTAATGGCACTGTTCTCACCAACCCAATACGCAGTAGCTCCACCAGACTGCCGAGGAAGCTGAACAGGAGAACCCTGCAGGGGGCCAAGAATCGTCGCACCCATCTGAGCCACAACAGACTTAGCCTGAAGGAGTTCAATGATGTTTGCAATGTAGATCGTCGGGACAATATATCCACCAGTAGAGCCAGTCCCCATTGCCATGGCCTTCTTGCGAGTTTCCGCAAAAACTTCCTTTTCAAACCCCGCATTTGACCAATCATTGTATTTGATTGCCCAAATAGCCTTAAACAGAGAGAATTTCTGCTTCTCGTCCTCAAGACCAGGAACAACAGCTCTCTGTTTCCACTGATCCTCGATCTCCTTGATACGAGTCTCAAGGGCTTCGATTTTGTTCATTCTGGTTTCAATCTGAGTTTCAACTCCTGAAAGGAGATGTGCCTTCTGCTCCTCGAGCATCTTTTTGATTTCTTCGATAATCGGATTCATATTTGTGCCTCCTTGTTTTTATTATTGTTTTTTATTTTTGAATCAGGTTCCATTCCCTTCTGGTCCATTGTCCTTATGACTGAACCGAGAATTTAGCCTTGATTTCATTGTTAATTTCCTCAAAGAGATTTTTCACCTCCTCAAGGGAAGGTTCTTCTTTGTGAAATACCTTTTTGAATTCCTCATACAACTCCTTATCCTTATCCTCCCCAACAACTTCGCTGATCACATCTTCTATTTCCTTGTCTTTGTCAATGGTTTCTACCTCATTGTCAACGGTTTCCATTTCTTCACCAATGAAGTTATTTTCAATAACCGACAACCTCACCGACAAATCCTGCATCCTCTCCAACAGCAATTCTATCTTGGAGAGAACCTCCTCCTGAAACTCTTTGACAGCATCAATCTGATACCCATCTAAATACCGAAGATGGTCCTTCACATAGTCATCCAGATCAATTGCAAACAGTTCCTTAAATGCAACTTTGTCAAATCGAGCAATGTCCCCTACCGTAACAGACTCCTTGCAGTGATCTACCCAAGCATCCCACTCCTTTTTATCCCAAGGAGGAGTTTCATCAAACTGTTTGTAATGTTTGCCCAAATGACTTTTTATACCAGCGTGATCCACCTCAGGAATCGAACTCTGAGGAAGACGAGCAGCGGCATTGGCTACCCCGTGCCATACACAAGCAAACCCGTTCGCTTTATGATGGGGCAATTTGTAATCACCTTTTTTGTCACCAGGATCGGCATACCAGGTGCACATCTTCTTTAAATCCTCAACCGACGCCGCCTTGATTTCAGAAGCGGCGTCCCAAGTAGTATCCTTATCAGCCACACCATAATCATGATAGGCTATAACACCTTTCAGTTTCTCCTCTTCTATTGAATCCTTTACCTCGAAGAAATCCTTGTGTTTTTCCTGTAGCATCTTAACAAGAGCATCCACATCAGAGATTTCATCCTCATCCACTTCCTCCGCATCAAAGCTTCTCTGCAACGCAGAAGGATTCGCAGGAATGAGCACCTGAGACACCTCAAGCAATTCAATATCCTGATACTCACCATAAGCACCAGTTTTCACACGTTCTTCTTCACCATATTCCACCCATTTCTTAGGAATGAAGCCAATACTAAATGCAGCGATTCCCTTCCTCGCAAGTTGCCAGGCCCAATCAGCCTCCTGATTGCCAAGACCAACAAAGTATTCGATCTTCCCCACAACCTCCTTATTCACCGAGTCAATGGTAAGTTTTGTGAACTGACCGATCTGCATCATCAACCCTCGATACGCATGAGAAGAAAGCAGGATCGGATGCTTCATGAATTCCTTCTTTGTTTTCACAAAGCTTTCCACTCTAACTATCTCGCGATAGCGATCAACGGTTTCGTCGGAGATTACAACTTCCGCTGTGTTATTGGTCTCATCAACCGACTTGATTTTGCCTGCGAAATACTTTACCTTCTTGTCCATGACCTCATTCCTCCTTTTCAATAAGAACAGGATCCAACATTTTTCTTATATATTTTGTAGCAACATCCATTCCAAACTTAACTGCGGCCTCCGACTCACTTCTCGCAAGATCATTCACCTTATTTGAAAGCATGTTATAAACGTCCCTAATTCTATCTGCATCCTCACACGGAATGCCACTTATCACATGCCGGAAACCATCCACAATATATTCCAACCTGTTTTCCTTGAATTTCACTGACCTCGTGTGAATTTCGGTTAATGGAATCACTTCTCCAAGGTCTCTCTGAACAACAAACACTCCCTGATTTATTGCCTGAGTATAAACATCGGATAGACCTTTTTTAAGCCGACCATACTCCTTGTCTCCCACCTGTGTATCCTTATTATTATATATGTTGTCGAGAGAGATTTTCCTACAATCAAACAAAAATCTCGTTAATTTCTTCCTGTACTCCTTTTCAATAGATAAATACCTAAAGGTCTTTACATCCTCAGGAGTGCTTGTTTCCCCCTCCGAATCATTTTCCGTTTTCCCTTCGGTGGTATTATTCAAAATTTGTGTTACAGGTAGGAAACCCCCAGGCACCCACCACTCATCACCCCAAGGCACATCCTGCATACCCATCTGTAGACGTTGATTGATCTGGTTGATCGGCCACCCCATATGGAACATCTTCATTGCAGTGTCCACTTTTTCCGAGTAGTTGGTCTGCAACGGACCGACATTTGCTAGATCGAACGCTCCATACACCTTACCACCTTCGATCTTAGCAAACAACTTCGCCCAGAGAAGTGTTTCTATGTAAGTAATTTTAGGAACAAGACACTCTTCCCAAAATGCTTTGTGAGCAGATTTTATGCCTTCATATGACTTTATGTCCTGATATAAACCTAATACTACTTCATTAACCTTATAGACAGCCATGATCTCCGATCGAGACATTTTCTTCGTTTCGATGAACTCCATGTCTTTCTGGGAAATCTTAGCCTCTGAAAATTTAGCACCACCTTCAATCAAGGCTACCCTATGGGCTTTACCTGCCCCTCTATGTCTATCTTCAAATTGTCTCAGTATCCTCTCGTACTGTTCATCACTAAGTTCCTGATCAGTCGTTAGGAATCCCCCAATCTCACAACCATCCTTAAAGAAATTTATGTTATACTGACCAGCAAAGTAATCTTGGTCTATGCTGTTTCGAGCTGCTGCAAGTGGGGACATGCCTCTGATGTCATTGTAAGGATTGAAATATTTAATGTGAACAATTTGAGATGCTGGGAAAGTAATCTCATGTGTTGTACCCTTCATATATGCCCATCCCACAACCATTCCATTTGCCTCGTTGAAAACAGGTTCAAATCTTGTGGGATTGAATGTCCATATCTCAGAAGGAATTTGAGTAACATCCCCTCGTTCAAGAATCCAAAAGCATTCACCATACAGACTCAAGAAGGTCATCGTTGCACTGAATAACAACTCTTGTGTCATGTATGGATTTGGATTTGTGAATACTTCATATAGAGGACCAGATTCGATCACTTTTGGCTCTCTACCACTTGGTCTTGATTTGTATAGACGGAAGGGAACCCTTTGAATGTTACCTGCAATGGCATTTATAGCTGCATAAACCCATATACTCTGAGAATATGGTTGGGATACGGCGATATTTTCGGACTCAAGGACACTTCTCAATGATCTGTAGATCGTGAGATCATCCTTTAGTTGTGTAGGCCCTGCTTTCTTCACATACCCAAATTTTGCAAGCAATTTATCTATCATAGGACCTCACAAATAACACAATTACTTCCACCATATTTCTTCTTCTTCTTTTTCGGAACAGGTGCTGGCGTGGTCTGTTTCGCTTTTTTAACCTTCTTTTTCACCTTCGCCATTGTATTCCCCCTCCTCCTCCTTATTATTATAATAGTCGTACTCGCAAACCCGCTGACTTCTTCTTGGACGTATACAACGCATAACGCATTTGATCCATTGCATGATTCATGAAATCTATCGGTATATCCGTTGCATTACCGTCCTTATCTTTTCTCCAACTGTAAGCCCTTAACTCCTTAAGGGTATTTATGCTCGTTGAGTGAACATGGATCTTCAATTGTTTGCAATAGTCAATACCAGGGTTAATTTGCTTCAGTGCCGGT